GCTCCCCAAGGAGCCTCCCGGTGCTAGACAGCACCTCGGTACTCCATCCGGAGTACCGATTCTACCAGAAAGGAACGTTAACATGGAACCGATTCGTGAGAGGACGACTACTTACATAGCCCATGAGGGTTATGAGGGTGTCTTCCGAGGCAATGGAGCAATCCATCGTCAAGGATACTTTCACAACATCGGTACAGACTTTAGTCTGGACGAGAACCACTATCCTTATTATAAGAATAGTGTCGAAAAGGGAGATAATGGAGGTCCGTTCTCTTCGTGGCACTATCGGACTTCAAAGATTAGGTATGTACCTATTCCTGGAGTTCAATATCCACTAGAGTCGCACCCAAGCTTCAACCTTCCAGCTTTAGATAATAAGCTGGCAAGGTTTGTAGTCTTGCAGTCGCCATTTTACTACTTGGCTTCTGACTTTCTCCCTAACTTGGCAGGTTACCATTATCCTTGGTCGACTCTTCCTGGCGCAAAAGATCGTGTCTCTATGAACGATCTTGTTGTGTTCGGAACTAAGTCGGTTAAAGAAACGGTACCTAACAAGCCGAGTGTGAATATAGCAGTCTCTCTTGGAGAGCTCGTTAGAGAGGGAATTCCCTCCCTAGTGGGCGCTGCCTTTCTGAAGGATCGTTCAGCTTACTTCCGTAATCTTGGAAGTGAGTATTTGAACGTCCAATTTGGTTGGGCACCCTTCATTAGAGATCTGCAATCTCTCGCTTCATTGGGGCAAACGGCTAATCACCGGTTGCAACAATGGGCTAGAGATTCCGGACGTATTGTCCGGCGTAATCGCACGTTTGAGGAAGATGAGGTAACCTATGATGTGACTGGCTCGGGGCAGTTTTGTACTCCCTCGGGCCTTCAAATCCCAGGTTCTTCTTCTCTTTCCTCGCGTACCACAGGAACTGTCCACCGAAAGTGGAGGTTTAGTGCGGCGTATACCTACTATGTCCCGCCAGCCGAGAGGCTGAACGGTCTAGCAGCATACGAGAGCCAGATGAATATCTTGCTCGGTACCCGCATTACGCCTGAAGTCCTGTGGAACCTCGCTCCATGGACGTGGCTCGCAGATTGGTTCGCAAACATTGGCGATATTATCGCTAATATTTCGGCCTTGTCTACTGACGAGCTCGTGATGCA